GCGCTCGATTTGGACATCGTGGTAAAATCAGTCGAATTGGCAGGGGGAGAATACCCGCCAGCCTCAACGATAGCAGAAAGAGTAGCAGCGACATCAGGATCTGTCGGATCAACCATTGTAATGGATACATCCTGCCATGTCACTGAACCTGGATAATAGAATGTGTGATTAAGATATTTATGCTCGGCGGCACTAATTTGAAAACTAGGTTTTGAAGCAGTCTTGGCATACCAAAGGGTGGCACCTCCAGTGGCACCTCCGCTAATTCCACCAAATTCAACTCTAAATCTAAATTTTCTCTTTGGATCTTTAAGTGCGGTTTCACCTGCAAAGTTGTCGGACCAGAATGCCATAATTAAGTTACTCCTATTATTCTAATTTAATTAGTGTTGGCGCGGGAAAATGCGCCCTTTTTAGTCATCGAAAGAAGCGCCGGAATTCATAATTACAAAGTCGATGGCGATGTATTCAATGGCGCGAGCCGGCTTAACCATGATCTTAGCATACAGGATGTTCTGATCAATCAAGTCAGGGGTAGTTGTGGTTTCATCGAGAATCAAACGATAGTCGGTGATACCAAACTGAGTTTTAACATTGGCTAACAGTGGCTCAATAAGCCCTGTGAAGCGATTCCAAGTAGCCTGGACATTCTGTTCAAACAACACTCTCGTCGAGAGGATCGAAATCTGCTTTTTAAGATAGATAACAAGCCTTCGAACATTAATCCGATCTAAGGCGGACTGCCGCTGCTGTAGAGTCTTCTGTCCAAACACCACAATTCCACTGGAAGGGAAGGCGGCGATTGGATTGATTCTAGAATCATACAAAGTGTCGCGCTGCTTGCTTGTCAAACGCTCGGAAACCGATGTGACCGGGATACCGGCTGCACCATCAGATAATCCGCCGCGATTAAAACCGGCTGGAGCGAACCAAATGGCGGTACTGCGCTCAGAACTAGCAAGAACTCCCATCATCGCTACGCTTGGGGGAGCCCAAAGGAGGCGACCCGTTGCATCATCGCGAATTTGAACCCACGGATAAAAAGTAGCAGCATAACTCGAATCAATTCCTCTATTTCTAAGTGCTGTTGCAGCAGCGTCTGGTGTCGTTGTAACCCGGTCTGCCTTAGTGGCTTTATAGGCTTCGGCTGGTGGTGTATAAACATCCGGCAGATCAATAAGTGCCATCGCGTCAGCGCGACCTTCGCATGTGTCGACCATATGTTGGGTCAAGCCTTCGTGAGTAAGCCCTGGCATCGTGAGAAGATTCATATTCAAGGCTTCGGGGTCTGCAACAGTATCAATTGCGCGCTTAATGGTATAATAAGTGGAGCTATTAATATTAGTAGCTGTTCCCGTGCCAGAGCCGCCAGCACCTGGAATACCCTTATTGTAGACTGGATCGGGGACTTTAATATCAAAGCCATCAAATCCGCCAAAGAAAGGTGCTGTAAAACTGTCATAACCAGCATCGAGCAACGCGGTGTAAGTTTTGGCAAGTCCAGCGTAGGGTGTGCCAGCGCGAGATCCGGAGAGCCAATGGTACACACTAGTTGTGGGATCTTGCTGAACATCATTCATGGAAAAGATATAGCCAAAGTCGTCAACACCGTCTGCAGCCGTTCCGTTATCGCCGCCACCAGTATAGCCCCCGTAAAGAAGCGTGTGGAAATCAGGAACACTAGCATCATAACGTGTGGAAGAAGATGTTCTTGCCACGTCCATTCCAAAATATGCCTTTGTAGGCTCAACGCCACCATCCGATGCGGAAGCGCGAAGGCGAACAGAGGGGAATGTGAAAGAACCTGTTGTTCCGCCCATGCGCTCGGTGGCCGAGAGCATAAACTGATAACCATCACCCCATAAGACGGATGCTGTGACACTCAGAACTCCACCATAATATGTGGGAGCATTGACATATGCGTTGCTCAATGTACTATCCTGCCAACTTCCTGTTACCGTAAAGCTGCTAAAGCGGGGGGGTCCGTAATAGCCGAAAGGAAGCAGTGTTGGGTCTGAGGCGCCAGCTTCAACTTCCTCTTTCATTTCAACTCGAATAAATTTAGACTGATTGTCGTAGTCGCCATATGTCTTAAGTCGGCGGGCGGTGGTGTCCCACTGTGTATACTTGTCACCAATCTTACGAGCAATGAAGTTAACTGCTGTGGGATCGAGGGTACAGTTGTCAAATCGCTCCATCACTTGGACAGCATTATCGCTATCGCCAATATTACGAATAATAATACTAAATGTGCCATAATCTGAAGTAGATGTATAGGACTTGCGAATGTTAGCAATAGAAACTTTACAATTACGCTGTAACCACTCGCCATGTCCGCGACCGTGGAGGCGGAAAAGCTGCTGCATTCCTTGTGGAGAGAAGCTTCCCGAAAGTCCAGCGATCTGCTGACCAATATACCAACCTGTCTTACCTTCCTTGGTTGCCTGTCGCAACGAGCCAGGGCCGGCAGTCGTAGAACCCTGCTGAACGATGGGCAGCATAACCGCAGCAACCTTTGTGCCGATTAATTTGTGATCTCGCAATTCTTGTTCAAAAGTTTGCCCCAGCCAATAGCCCTGATGGCTAGCGGCGTTGTAGAATGTAGTTTTATCCGAAACTAATGCCGGATTAGTGTTAAATTTCTTTCGAGCAAAACTTTCTAACGAATCATCAAATGTAAATTTAACAGTTGTGTTATCGGTATTAGCGCCGCCAGATATATACATCTCTAAGACACCATCACTGTCACTCATGACCACGGCGCCGTACTTCAATCTTTTGGCGTCATCGCCGACTGCAACACATGATGGCACTGTAAAAGCTGCCGCAAGGCCGGCTGTCGATCCAGTTCCTAAGTAAGAACCAGTAACCCACACCGAGGCGGACGTATTTTGATAAAAGATTGCTGCCAGTCTGCCGGTGCCAATATCAAAGCTGAACCCCGCATTCACCCCGGCGCCTTTGTCGGTTCTCAAAATCGAAGAACTTCTAAAGAGCCAAAGTCCAACTGCGCCGCCGTTATCAACCCAATCTGCTTCGAGTCCTTTGGTTGTTTGCCATCCTGCGACACCAGCACCAGTTGCCTGCGGATCGTCTTCTCCTAATAAGCGCACATATGTGAGAGGAGCCACATTCGCGTTTAAAAAGGCTTTGGCAGCAAAAGTTCCGTACATTGGCGATTGATAGTTACCATCACGCCATACATCGCCACCAGCGCCGCCAGGAACCGTTTCGCCGAACATCTGAACAAACTCAGAATAAGATTGTACCTTCACTGGAGTAAGAGCAAGTCCTCTACTGGAACGTCCAATCACAACTGGACCGATGGCCTCAGCCTGTTTGGGAGTATAAGAGTTATCAATCTCGTTGATAAACACCCCAGGAGATACAAATTTGAAATTCTTTACTGACATTCTTGGTTCCTCTCTTTAAAAATAGATTGAATTGGTGTCGCAATCATACTTTAAATAGTATTTTGGATTTCAAAAGTCTTTAAGAATTTGAATAAAATACAACTTTGAGGTCAGGAACTGATCATATAAAAACCGTCAGGCCCTTCCATTGCCAATCCTTCTTGTGGCCACGCGATCTCAACAAAGTTTTCTTCCACAGTGACTATAGGACGATCATCATTTTCGCCTTCACCAATAAGATAACCCAATATGCGAACAGAGACTTCAGACGAGAACATTCTCAAATCTTCGCCTAAATTGGCAGCATTATCATTATTAGTAAAACCTTGATCGATGAACCCCTCATACAGATGTCCATTTTTCTTTAAAATAAATGCATTTAATTGCCCAGTGCGTGTCATAAAGGGCTGTATTAATTCGTTCATTTGTTGTTGGTATTCTGTTTTGATCGTAATTTTATATTCTACATTAATGTAGATTGGAATAGGAATAGACAAAGTTCTGATTACGATCTTTTTGTTTTCTCTCGGGAAATATCGTTGATACTCTCCTCCGGTATCGCCGGCGAGACGGGTATTACCCACAACAGCATAATTCCGAGTTTTATCTTGAACTATTTGTCGAGCAATGACCATTCGGCCAGTACGTCCATTTTTCTTGTTCGAATAAATTTGAGCCTGGAAACCACCTTTTCTAGCGGGGTCTTTTGTTGTGTTTGTTCTCGTAACGCCAATAATAGGTAACTTCAACGCTCCACTATCATCACGAAGGCTTTTATTATGTTTTACCTGATAAGCACGTTCGGGTGCTTGCCATAAAACTGGAACTCTTTTTCGTCCTTCGTTAGTTATGGCTGATAATCCTAAATCTTCTGTGATCCATTCAACAAATGCTGTATCAATTGTCTCTATATCTGAAGACAACATTCCGATCTCACTAAGTTTGAGTTCGGTTCCAGGCGGGATCATAGCAAAATTAAAGTTTTTAGGCAGCATCGAATAGACCTTTGCGGGCTCTGCGGCATCTTGCGGAAATCTCAAATGAATGATCAATTTGTCCAAACAATAGTTTAGATTCTACAAGTTTTACAATCTCATAATAATTATCGCCATATAGAACAAAATCACCTTCACGTATATACATGTTTTGATCTTCTTCTAGACGGCGCTTGTGAAAGTGAACATTAATTTCCCACGTTTTATCAATACCAGCATTTTCCAAATAATCAGTAGAAAAATCTGTGAATTCCACCAAAGCATAAATACGAACAGGAGACAAGAATGTTTTTTCTATTGCTTCTCCATAGATTGGGTGGAAATCCGTGCGTTCCATATCAATGGGATAATATAATATTTGCTGACCAATGACTTTTTCAATGAGTTCGTCATTGACTTGCTTAACTAAGTTTCTTTCTTTCTCTCCAAAGAAAAGAGGTGGTGGGGGGGCATCTGGGCGAGACCATTTATTATCATTACTCATTTATATTTACCCCACGAAGATGGGAAGCGGTGTAGCCTTAAGTGTGTTAGTGGC